ACAATTGTTCCTTCGGGAATCAAGTCAGTTGTTACTTCTTTTATTCCGGTAATTGCAACGGTCTTGACCGTTAAAACTCCGTCTTCGAAGACTGAAGCGTCAGCTCCTATTTCTTTTGAAGTTGCGAATTGAGTTTGACCTCCAACGCCGACAACAAACTTATCTTTGTTTGAGAATCCTTTCTCAGACATTACAGTTTCTACTCCGGCGGTATAAGGGTTTTGTTGCTTTGGCATAATCTTAATTTTTATAGTTCTCCGTTAAGGTTAAAATTCCCGCAGTCCCGTCTCCTTGAGTATATCGAACTGCTAAAAATTTAGCAGTATGAGCGAACGTTGAAAGCAAATGACTATCATTAGCCGCTAAAACAAGAGCCGGCTCAGGTAGTGGATGCCACTTAGACAAGTCAAGGTCTCTGTCGTTTGATTGAACAAGCTCAACCGTGTCAGTTGTTCCGTCGAATCCGGCGTCAGTTTCTACTTGAAGAGAAACTTTTTCTTCTTTTTTCTCAACTACTTTGAGAATTATGTCAGCGTTTCCGCCGGCAACATCGTAATTTTTTATAAAATCCATAGTTAATATATAATTTCAACCCGCGTACCGTCTGCAATTGGCGCGTCAGTTGTGATTTGTTTTGCTCCTGTTTTATTGGCGTTTATTATTGTTAAAACTCCGTCTTCAAAGATAGCAAAATTATTTAAAACATTCTTGGATAAATTGAAAACAGTTGTATTCGCAGCAAGATTAAAAACGTCCCTCTCGACTCCCCTGTTAACTCCGATTTCCAAAATTAAACCGTTTAATCTTGTGTAAAGAGCTTCGTCAGGAATATTAAAAAAGAACTCTCCTTCGTAAATATCCGTTGAGTTCCAAGTTCCGTCTGTGTGATTGTTTGAAGCGGGAATAGTCGGAATCTCTCCCGGAGTTGAACTCCGCTTTTGAATCATTTTTGCGTCAATCTGTGATTTCTCCGCCATTTATTAAGGTTGATTTAAAAAGTCTGTTATTTCTGTGGTGATTCCGTTCTCTGAATTCACAAGATTGAACAAACTTACATTAAATAAATTAACTTCGTCGTCTATTTCTGAACAAATTTTGTTCGGGTCGCAACTTGCGTCGGCAGACCTCAGCTCGTCGAAGCCTCCGTCAACTACATTAAAAAGAACAGACTCAAGACAACCTTTAGTTACCTTTCCGTTAATGACAGTTATTCCGTCTCCTCGAATAGTCAATCCGTCATTTCCGATTATCGTATTATTTGAACCGTAAATCCTGTTATTGTCTCCGACGATAATATTTCCGCTTTTATTTTGGTCAATGAAATTTCCGTCCCCTGTTATCTCATTTTTTTCAGAACCTTGTCCGATAATATTTCCCGAACCGGAAAATCTATTTGAATTATTGTCTCCTTCGTTTCGATTGTCAGGAGAAGAAGGAGAAGGGTCAAAGACAAAAAAGTTCGCCACGTCTCCCGTTCCCGGAATTGGGTCAGGAGCGGGAATTCCAAACTCAAGAGTATCTTCAACAGTTATTAGCTCAATCGTTGTAAGCTTATTCAAGTCTTCGTTACCTTCAAAAAGAATTTTATTTATATAGTAGAAAGTATTTTTAACAAAAATTCTCGTATTCGGATTGTTCTTAATGAAATAAACGTCAGCCGGATTCAAATTAAATTTACTTATAACAAGATCGCCGTCAGCGATTTGGTTCATTGTATTTCTCCAATGACGATTGAAATGATTGTTTTCTGTTGTTTGATTTGGCGAATAATAAAGAGAAGGAAAAGGAAGTCCTCCGAAATTAATATCGACAGTCGGGTTGAACGGGTGGTCGTAATGTCCCGCGTAAGGATAGCCGTTAAAAACTGTTATCGTTGGGACTCCGTTTAAGTCCCTATAAGAAAAATTCCATTGAACAAAAGGAACTTGAATAACTCCGCCCTTTCTCAAGAGTCTCATTTTCTTGATAGGCATACGAGAATGAATCGCCGGAACAACAATTCCCGCAACTCCTCCGTGAGCAACTAAAGGAGTCGGAGAAAAAGGACTTGTAATTTTTTTAGTTCCTTTTACGAACTCGTTTGAAAAGTTGAATTCAAATTGTCCGTAAATATTATCGTCAGCAATTGCAGCCGTATATTCTTTGTTAGTTTCGTCTTCTCCTTTAGTATAAGATAAAAGCATTTCCTCAGATTGAAGCTCCGCAATAAACTTTATTTTATCTCTCGAATTATAGTCCTTCTTTTCTGTGTAATCTACAACTGCGCCAATTGCGTAAAACTCGTCCCGAATATTAAAGACAATATCGTTTTCGTCTTCCGGGTTTACATAAACAAAACAATTGTATCTTGCAATTACGTCAAGAATAACTTGCTTTTGTTCAAACTTTGTGCTTAAAAAATCTGAAAAAATAAGCGGGACGTTATCGTCGTAAGCGTAAACAAGAAATTCGCTTTGAGTGTCGCAGCCTGGCAAAACGATGCTTCGAGTCTCGTCAACAATAGACTTCGGAAAATTAAGCGTAAAAGTACTTATGTCAATACTCCACGTAATACTCCAACCCGCTTCAAGATGAATTTGATTCCCTGAAGTTGGAGAAGTTAAAGTCCCTCCAAAAATAGTTAAATTATTAATTTCGAATAACTGAACTCCGGCAACTCCTTGAGGCAAAACAATCTGAACACCCGCAACAGAAGTAACAATGTTTTCTTGAATGTTCCCTCCTCCGTCTCTGATAATTGCCCTTAACCGAAAACGAATAAAAGCGCTGTCAGGCTGAGCCGCAGCAATAAAAATAGTAGGCGTATAATCAGTTTCGATTTGTATATCAATATCGGAATAAGTTAACTTATACATTCCGTTAATGTTTGCCGTCATTACGTTGACCGTGTCCCAAATGTTATTTGAATCGTCATTCGGAGGAGTTACTTCGTCGTCGTAAGCAAAAGGAAGGTCTCCTGTACTGATAAACATTTGAGCGTTATTATTAACGTCAATAGTTTCGTTCGCAGTCTTCTCAGCTCTGAAAGTTTTTGTTGCTGCAATCAAAGGATCAAGGGAAGGAGTTCCGATTTCGCTTTGAATTAAATCTTGTTCAAAATCAGCGTTCGTTTTTAGATTTCCGCTCCAAGTCAGACCCGCGTCAGTTATTATTCTGTCAAGCAAATACTTTTCAAATATTGCCGGCTTGAAATCAGTTGTCTTGATTAAAAATTGCGTGTTGAAAAGCATTGCATAATAATATCCGTCTTCCCAGTCGTGAATCCAACTCGCAACAATATCGTCTTTCCTGTAAACGTGGTTCAAGTCTGTGAAATCTATTTGAGCAATCGTTTTCTTTCCGAGCTTAGTCCAAAAATCCGCGACGCTATCATAAATAACAATGTCGTAAGAAATATCGCCTTTCTCGTCAACAAGAACTTCTTTGAGTTGCATAAATCCGCGAATGAACTCTTCGCCGTCGATTGAAAAAGAGCAAGGAGTTTTTAGGTTTGGATTAAATACTGTAAAGTCTGAATTGAAATCGTAAATACCTCCAAAGAATTGATTATTCTTTTCAGTTCCCGGAATCTTAATCGTTTGTGAACGGGAGGCGCTCCTTTTGCTTATGTCTCGAACGTCAGATATTTTAAACACCAACGGAACAGAGATTGTTTTCCCAAGTTCAAGAATTGTATTTGCTACGACTAATTGCTGCATAAGTTAACGGTCTATTTCTTCAAAAGCGAATCTGAATTTCATTTTGTATTGAGCAAGTTGATTGTTCTCTTCTTTTTTAGGCTTGAAGGAAGTCTCCAAAACCTCAATAGGAAGAAAGTCAACGTTGTCGAACTCAGGGTCGTTTCTTAAATCAATGAACACTCGATTCGACCTTGTTAAATCTTCGAACATTATGTTCTTGAAATCGTCAGTTATAAAAGTGTTCGCCGTGAAGGTTGACTCTGAGTCCATAAAGAAACGTTGAACGCCTCGACTCGTTTGATTCTCCGTAAGCGGGTTTATATATTTTCTAAATCTTTTAATCTTTGTTTTTGTGTTCTCCTTAGTTACTCCGTCGAAATTCAATGAACAATAACTTCCTTTTGAATCTAAGTAAATGAATTTTACGGGAGTGTATTTTGTGCAAGGTCTCGGCTTGATAATTAATCTTATTGACTCCGAAACAGGGTTAGAGTCAAGGTCAATCAGTCTAAAGTCAATAAAATAAGTCAAGGCGTTGAAAGCGATTAAGCCTAAGTCCATTGTAACAAGTTGCGAATTATGCGCCAAGTCAGCCGCCGCAATAATTGTTTGAGAAATAAAACCTCCTGAACGATTAACTTGATTTATCTCAAGTCTTATCGGCTTGAAAGGCGGAGTTGTGTTTCCTGAAAAATGAATGAAGAACAAATCGTCTTGAGCAATCTCAGAGAGCGGCTTGATATTGATTAACATTTCTCCCGGCGTGCCTGTGTCAACTTGTAATTTCGTAAGGTCTCCAAAGAAAGCGTTCCGATTTAAGCGAGTGTTGAATCCTATCTTCAAGTCGAAGACGTGAGCGTCAACATTGATTTGAGGAACGCCCGCTCCGTCAATCCAAGTTTCGTCAATCTTCATAGTGTACTCAACGTTAGCAGCTTCTTGAAAATCTGCGTCGGTAATGTCAAAAATGTCTTGGTCTAAAAAATCAAGGATATGTCTTCGAACGTCAAGGAATCCGTTTCCAGTAATCGGCGCGGGACTTACGTTTATTTTCCGAACCTCGATAGCATTTATAATTATCCTGAAATTGTACTTGAAATTAATTTCATTCTTTAAGGTTGAGTCAAGATTGAAAATTGACGGGTGGTAAATTGGATAAAATTTCGTTGGTTCGTCTAAAACTACTATTGCCATTATCTTAAAGATTTAGGAATTATTTGTCCCTTCGTGTTCGTTTTGCTGTAAATGTCGTTAATCATTGTTACGCCGACTAAATTAGCCAATTGTTTTGAATACTTAGGCAAGAAGTCCGCAGTAATTTTTTTAATTGTTGGGTTGATTATGAAAATTCCCTTGATTCCTTTCTTCGCAATCGACCTTCTTATAACAAACTCAAGCCGTACAGGAATACCTCGAACCCTAAGCCATTTTACAATAGGTTCTTTCGGTGGCATCTTTGCGCCGGGTCTCCTTCCCTTGTCAACAAATCTAAAATAGTCAGCAGCGAAAACCATTATAACAGTCTTGCCGCCCGACTGCCTGACTTCGTGAAACATTGAGTCCGCAAGATTACCGGTTGCGAACTTATCCTTGTTGGCAATTTGAAATTTCAATTCTTTGACAAGCTCTTCTCCGAAATCGTCAGCGACTCCAAAAATTGAGCGGTTAAAAGGCTGCGGGTCAATTGCCATTTGCTTAAGGTTTAGGAACTATCGGAACATCTGAAGCGCAAAAGTGATAAGCGACTTTAATCGGTAGCGTAAGAATCCAACCGTAAACGCCGTCCTTCGTTGCGTCAACTGCGGGAAGAGCGGTAATTGTTCCTTGAGCTATAATGACTTTCTTCAGGCTTGGCTCTTGTAAAAGATATTGAACAATATCAGAAAGTATTTGTTCAGTATCGCTCATTATATCTTTATCGGATTTTATATTGTCGTATTGTTTATCAGCAACGAAAAGTCGCATCGTATAAGTTTTGCTTGAGAGATTTCTCCCCGACCCGATTTCATAACCGGCGGAATCATAATCAACCCAAAGATAAGGATAAGCAAGCTCTCCTTTTGTTCCCTCTTCGTCGTCGTCAGAATAGCCTCTTGCAGCTTCCTCTCCAACTTCAAAGCCGTTTATCATTGAATGACAATCCGCGACCTCTCGCAAAATATCTGTCAGTCTTCTTAATGAAATTTCGTTTGTGATTACCGCCATAATTATTTTTTATTTTTATTCTCAAGCCTTGACTTCTCAATTCTATAAGAAGCAACGCCTAAGCAATACAAGTAATTCAATTCAGTTATGTCTTCGTGTTTTGTAATATCGTCCAAAGATAAGGAATCTAAGAATGCAATCCAAGCGTATTGTTCTAAGGGCTTTGGCTTTCTAATATGCTTAACAGTTCTTTTTCCTGAAGTTTTAAGTCGGTTATTCTTACCGAAGACAGGCTCGTAATTAAGCGAGACCTCTTCGCGCCACTTGTAAAAGCCGCAATCCGATGTATAAAGTCAGGGACTTTCAATTCCCTTAAAAATAAGTTCTTCCTATACTCAAGATTTTTTGTTGCGAACGGCTCGATAATATGTTCCATTTTTCCGCTCTCCTTATTTTTCTTGCTTACACAAGGACGAATTAAAACCGCCAAGAGATCAGGCAGAAAGTTCTTCTTCAGCTCAACAGCGTCTTTGATATACTCTTCAATTGAAATCATTTCTCCGGCGCTGAGCGCGTTGTTATCCGGCGTGAAAATATAGTTCTTTCCTTTGATTTTAAAAGGAGCGTCTTTTCTGACTGGCGGGTCTGAATGAAGGAATGAGATTTTTTGAATAAACGTTGCAAACATTTCATTCGACATTGCTTCAACCTGAGTCTCAGTTCTATTGCTTAGAATTGCCGTCAGCTTTAAAGTCTTTTTAAGATTGAGCTTTCTTAAGGTCTTCGTTGTTTCAACTTTACTTATTCTCAAATACTCGCCGAGAGTAACCTCGTCCCAAGAGGTTTTTATTTTCATTGTTTCGCTCATAGCTATTAAGATTTAGTTCGAACCGTTACGTTAAAACTTCGGTTCTTTCCGACTACCTTAATAATTTTGGCGCTCCTTAATTGAACGAGCCAGTCTTTAATTGTGTTGACTTTCAAGTCGTGATTTGTGAGTTTGTTTTCCATAATTAAATAATTGGTTAAGCTACAAATATATTAAAACTCCCGGCTAAATCAAAACCGGGAGTGTAATTTTTAATTAATGAAAGCTAACATTTGCAAAGGTCTTTCCCTCTTTTGTCATAATGAATGATTTTTGCTTATCTGACAATTGATGCATCTTTGCGTTGCTATCTGTTAGGAAAGCGTAAATGCAATCGGCGAAATTCATTGACTCTCTTGCGTGTTCGAACTCCTCTTTGTTTTTTTCTTTTGTAATTAAAGAGTAATTCTCTCCGAGATAGAAATTCATTTCAACTCCTGAGCCTGTAATTTTTCTTAGTATGAACATTGTATGTATGTATTTATATATTGCAGCGCCAATTCCCGGACGCCGCTTACGGGTTAAAAATTCCGTTGATAAACAGTCTTGACCGTCCAAACCATACGCATAACAATTGCGTCAAGTATATCCGGCGACCTTCCTATAAATTTTTTGATCTCGTCCTTTTTAATCATTTTAATTTGAGCGTCAAGTTTCTCTTTCAGCAAGGTTTTAATCTGAAGACATTCGTCAATAAGTTCTTCTTTCAGCGTGTCGTCAAATATTCTGATCGCTGAGTCCTCCTTCATTATTTCCATTGCAAATAAATAATAGCATTGAGTTTTTAAGTGTTCGAACTCCTTGAATTGTTTCTTTCTGCCGATAGGTTTTGCACCTGAATGAAAGACGTAAGCTCCGGGAAGATAGTTCTTTAAATACATTCCCGCGCCAGTCGCATCGTAAGCAACGTTAGCGTTCTTGACCTTATGTTTAATTTTCATTTCCTTGATAACATCTTCAGGTCTTTCTTTGGTTTTGTCAAGCTCTCTGATTTCTACAATGTCGAATCCGCTCCAAAGAATTACAACGCATTTATCGGAAGTGAAAGCAATATCGCAAGTCAAGAATTTCTCTCCTGTGAATTCGTTCGGCTTGTCGTAATCGTAAACGCTATTAATGTTATCAAACTTAACGAGAGCGTTCGGGTCGGAATCGAATTCCCATTTTCCATATACGAGCCTTTGTCTATCGTTGTAATCTAAAGTAGTGAGCAAGTGTTCCTTATATCCTTTCGGCATCTTATCGTTGTCGTCAATCGTCGCCGGAATGAACATTCGGTTCGGCTTCAGCGTTCCTTTAATTGACGGCTTATAAAAGTTATTATAGCAATGACCTCTTGACGGATTGCAAGACATTAATAACATAGGCTTTATTTTGTACTTATCATTTAGCCAACGTCCGCAACGTGAGTGTAGAATGTCAATAACCTTCTCAACAACTTCAGGAGCTTCGTCAATTACTGCGAATGTTAATTCAAGCGAACCGAGCGAATTGACTTCCGGGTCTGAAGGTTCGTATTTCAATTGTTTGGTTAAGATTGTTGAGCCATTGTAAAAGCGAATCTCGCCTTCAACTTGATTGTAAGAAAAATGAACGTCTTTCTCAAAGTTCCATTCCGCCAATAATTTGAATAAGGTTTTAAGTGTTGTCGCCTTTAGATTCTTGAGTTCTTCCCTTCCAATCAGAACACGAATTCCGGGACATTGCAAACACTTCATAACAACAAGAGCGCAAAGTCCGTAAGACTTCCCGCCTGAAGCAGCTCCTCCGTAAAGAACTTGAGTTGTTGTCTCGTCGTCAAAAGCTTTGAAGAGCCTATCTTGTTTTAATGAAGGAGCGAAATCAATTGGCATTTGCTTAAGGCTTTTTTCGTTTTAATCTTCGGTAAAGTTGCGAATCTTTTAGTCGGGCAAACTCTCCGTTCAAAATCATTTGTCCTTCTGTGTCAGGAAATATCTTCGGAAGTACATCGTGAAAACGAAGAAGTTCTTCTTGCATCTTAACAACGGCTTTTAAATATTCTGCGTTAAGTTCAAAGAAAATAGCAAGTTCTACAATTGTTTTTTTAGCTAACAATCCTTTAAGTGAAAATTGACTTGAGAAGATTACTTTCTCTTTTATCTTCTCGCTCATTTTGTGGTCAAAGAATCCGAGTAATTCTTTAGCAGTTGGCTTCCGGTAATAGATTTCCTTATGTTTCATTGATTTGATTTTATTGGTTGAAACAAATATAAGAAACTTATATGAATAAATGAAGCTCAGATTTGTCGGCGTAAATTATCATTGATTCATACTTCCTCAAGAAGTCGCTTCCGAGAATTCCTTCGACTGGCTTCTCATTTAACTTGACGTAAGCGTTCGAAACAGAATCGAGGTTCATTATTGTTGCTCTATGATTGTAAAGACAAAGCTCTCCTATTTGAAACTTATCAAGAACGGTCTCGCTTATTGCAGCCTTCTTCGCTCCTATTCCTGAGCCGACTCTTCCGCTGACGGTCTTGACCGCTTCTTCAATCTTCTCTTCGTCGAGATAATTCAGGATTCTCTTCTCGTCAAAGATTGTTTCGTTTGCGCCTGTGTCAATTATCATACGAGCAATGAAGTTATTTATCCAAACGGTAGCAATCAAATGAGAGCCGCCGCCGATTAGTATTTCTTTCAAGGGAATTACAAGACTCTTTTTCATTGCTTAGGAGGGTTTATGTAGTTGATAATTATTCCTTGATTTATTACGTCAGCTTTCGGAGCAGTCAAGCCGGTCATTTCTGCGATTGATTTTAACGCGGCAACGACTGAAGAACTATTGATAAAGTTTGCTATCCGATAAGCCGCAGCTTGCTCTTTTTTATCTTCGGATAAAGCGAGGCGAATTCCTTTGTTGTAGTCGTCAATCAATTTAAAGTAGCCTTTCAAAATATCAACTTGTTCAACTTGACACCTCTCAGCAAGGTCGGCTCGTCTGATTGTTAACTCATTGCTTACATTCTTTTTATTAATGAGCTTATAAGCATTAGAACTTATCGTTGTATCTTTCATATTTGCGCAAGCGTAAGCCTCTTTGTAAGACTCGATTTGCGACCCC